TGTTTACTGCCGTGCTTAGGAATCTGTTCGCTTTTACCTAATAATCCGCCTGCTGTAGGCATAATGTCTCCTTATAAAAGTAGCCGGGGTTTCCCCCGGCCTGTGGTACTAAATAACACTATTATCCAATAGTGTCTTGGTCCCAAACAATGTTGGGTAAGAACGCATACTCAACCCACCAGTAAGCTTTACCCGCAGTTGCGGCGCTTGAGTTGACAACAATTTTAACTTCTACAGGTACAACTTTTTCTCCTGAAGCAGAAAAGGTGTCACTGACACTTGTGCCAGGCAGTACCCAGCAACTAGAGGCAGTGTGGCTACCTGCTGCGGCGGCGTCTAAGTCTACCGCTGACGTAATAGCGTCAGGATCTGCAGAAACAGCAGATGTCCCGTCAACCTGTGAAATACCGGCTGGTATACCAAGTTCAAGAGTTGAGGTAGATCCCTCACCAGCGAGTGCTGTATCAACAACAATATGACCTGCAATAACATAAGCCCCCTCAGGGATTAGAACGTGCCTAGTGGCGCCTGTTGTGACTGCAAAGTCGTTGATGGTATTACCGTCCTCGTCCACACGGTTGAAAGCTAACGACTGAATGCCGGACATCTGTGGTGCGTTGACTATTCTAGTTTTGATAGAGTCCATAAAAATCTCCTTATAGCGGAATTTTGAGTATAGAAACCCCCGCTACGGGGGCTCTATCCCGTAGCTAAGGGCTGATTAATTATGTATTAAAGCTGAGTAGCAACGCACTCAATACGATACATGTACAGGTCCTGCAAAATGATGCAGGAATAAAAGGTGTCCCAGGCTACAGTCCCGCGTTGTCCCAAAGGATCGCCGGGTCCTGGCCGAGGCATTACGACCTTAGATCGGAGGCTGTCCATTCCCCCGAGGGTCGCACAACCGATTGCGTCTGCCGCAAGAATAATAACGGGGTACACGTCACTCTGGCCAGAACTATTCATAGTCCCGCTTGTGGTGACGGAGTATGCGTTATTAGATCCACTTGCAATGGTAGCCCCTGCGTCCTTAAAAGGAATTGCCTGGGTGGTGGTAATGAAACGTACACCTCTTACGGTGCCAATTTCACCTTCCATTGCATCCCCGGTGTCTGAGTATTTTTCTACAGGAACAAAGCCAGTAATGGCTTCAAGGTCCTGCTGTAAATCGGGGTGGCAGATACCGATAAAAGACTCACGGATTGGCTCAGTGGCAATCCCTACTGAGGCTCTTAACTTCTGACGTAATTTAACTGCGTCGTTCCTTTGAAGGACACGGACAGCTTTTTGAATTAAACCGTCTGAGCCAGTTGGGGCTGCAGTTTTTTGTGCATCAAGAGCCGCCAGGCCGATAGTCTTGGTTACTCCAGTGTCAGCCGCACCCGCTCTTTGGGTGCCGCCAGCGTAGGCAACTTGTGTGCCAGCACGGAAAACTTTGTAAGACAAAAAGTCGATTGTTTCCCCAGCCTGTTGAGCTTGCCGTTCTGTAATTACCGATAATACGGGGTCGTGTGACGCCGCCATCATTACATCGGTAGTGTTCACATACGACCCATATTGCTTCAAAGTGTGCATCAGTGTCGTGTGCTCAAGGCTCGTAAAATCTGGCGTTACGCCTTCTGCGACAGGCGTATCAACGATTGGGAACCTTTCGTAACGTCTGTGACGAATCTCAAGGCCCTGTTTTTGAGGTTTTGTTTCCTTCTGCGCAAATTTAGCAAAAGTCAATAAACGCTTCGCAATGGGAAGCATTTTTTTCTGTATAGTGAAGGCGTCATTTTTACTTAGATCGCCATACGAACTGCCCGAAATCGAACCAGTTCCTCCATAAGCTGCCATAAGTCAACTCCTAAAAAGATAGTTTTAAATTTGTCAGAGGCTCTCTAGGACAGCCGGAATGTAATCATTCTGGTATCGTATCCCAAAGTTCCTCATCGGACATATTGTCCGGGTTCTTTTGTGTTCTTGGTGCGGAGTTCGTCATCAGGCTTGACGCGGCCTTGCGCCTTGATGCCTGCTTCGGACTTGACTGAATTTTTTCTTTAGGCGGTGGACGGTAATTCTTTCCGTGTTCCGTTGTGTCTAACCACAAGTTCATTACAGATGCGTGGTCAGATGCTTCTACAGACTCCGTCATCATCTTAGTGAGGGCGGGTGAGGCAAGAACAAAGTTCTGAAATTGTGGGTCCTTGTCGATGTCCCTATAATCCTTACCAACCTCGTCTACCATATAGGACTCATGCGACTTTAAAAACTGATTGTACGTCTGGTCCTGCAACTGTTGCTCCATCTGGTCAACCTTCTGGAGATCAGGTTGTAGGTCCTTTAGCCTTTTGGCTACCTCGTGCTCAATCAGTTTCTTGGTGACCCCAGTGATTTCACTGAACTCATCCATCGTGGTGCGGTCATCTTCGTTAAAGAAGTTTTCCGCATCAGTCGGGTCAGCAGGCTTTGAAGTTCCCTTCGGTGCTTGCTGGTCTTCCAGGACTCTGAGTCGAAGATCGTTCAACTCTTCGCGCATCCTGGCGCTTTCCTCGTTCCGTCTGTGGAACTCTCTCTCTAGGTCTTTATAACGCTTTTCGTAGTTATGAGCGGGATCTTCGTCCTCTTCGTCTTCGTAGGACTCATCCTGCGATTCGTCTTCCTCCTCGGTCTCTTCTACCTCTTCTTCGGTATCAGAGGGTTCCGCGTCCTCGGTTGACTCCTCATCGCTCTCCCAGAGCTCCTCGTCCGAGTAAGTATCATCAGTCTCTTCTGATTCTACTTCCTGTACGTCTTCAGCCATATTCTCCGTCTCCTTTCTGTATCACCGTCACAATGTCCCGTTGCCGGATCGTCTTAGGTGCTGACCCCTGGTTACTACCGTGGAGGTCCTGCTTTTTTATGGGCATGGTCAGGATAATCAAGCACCTCCTTCCACGCCTGTATTCGCCCAATGGCGATGTGATGTTTGCTAATTGACTCTTGGTCAAAAAGGGTGGCGTTTACTATACGCTCCTGCTCGTCTTTGAGTCTCTTATCAAAATCCTCTTTCAACGCCTTCCAACCCGGGTGGGTAGAAAGCATAACAATAAGGTCCGCCCTATTCTGCGGACGAGAACTCACTGCTGTACCTCTGAATCTATCATTCCCTGTTCCTCAAGTCCAGGTGGGGGTTGTTCAAGTTGTTGCATCTGAGCCTCTTCCATCTGCTGCTCAACTTGCAACTGCTGGTTTGCCTGCTCCCTTAGTAGAACGCTGTGGCGCTCTAAATTAGTTGGGTGCAATACATTGCCCTGTTTCATTAACTCTAGCCTCTCCTTAATTTCCATGTCCCTCTGGTCACCAGACACCGACTGCTTCTCCTCCAGCATCGCCTTGTTCTGTTCTACGGCAATTTGGGACTGCATTTGCGCCTGTATTTGAGACATCAGGGCCTGTTGCTGGGCTTGCTGTTGTGCCATAAGCTGTTGCTGTTGTGACTGTGTAGCCGCCTGCATCTCCTGGGCAACCTGCTCCTCGGTCTTCATCACCTCCTCTGGGTCCAAGTTAAATGCCCTAAGCAGGGGCCTGGAGAAGGCCTCAAATTTTATGTACTGCTGCAACATAGGCAACTGGCCAATGGTCTGCAGGAACTGGACTAGCTGTGTGTTGTGGACTTCCTTGGCAATGTACTGCTCATAACCTGTGCTTATCGCCTCGTAATCACCTTTCAACTCGGGGTCAGGGTCGTCTACCATAAGCCACCTGTAAATGGCTGTAATATTCCCGGATATCATCTTACTGACCGACCTGACCACGTCTGCGGTCTGCCTGTTAGCATTACTATTTAATATAGACATCCCGGTAGCAGTCTTAGTCTGTGCCGGGCTCATGTCCCCATAGCCGATAGCAGTCTGGCCACTGTCAAGGTCTGCTTCACGCTCTAGCTGTTGCACGATCTGCAGTAACCCATTCGTCACGTCTGGTATCTGCACAGGCATGAAAGCATCACGCACACTGGCACCAGGCTTTACTCTAAACTGTTTACCAGGGTAGACCTGTTCCGTGTCGGTCCCAGGCTCAAACGAGTTGGGGTCAATGACCGTGAGTGGCGAGGCCGACAGGCTCTTGCCCTCAATCATCATGGCGTAACAAAAGTTTAGAATTGCCTGCGAGTCACGTATTGCATAGTAGATCCCGTCGCCAAAAATGCTTTCCGGGTTCTTCTGCCAGTAACAAAAATGAAACGGCAGGGTGTCGTCAAACGGGTTCTCGTTTATCTTAATTACCCTATCCCCAATTACCGTCACAACGACTGGCATAGACATGGGCATGTCCTCTGCATCTATAGGCAGGTGACCCGACAGGTCCTTCCCGTCAAGTCGGCCCCAGAACTCTAAGACCTCTATATTCTTCAGCCTGTTTGATGTGCTTTCGTCGAACTTTCTGGGGTGCTGGCTTTCGTCGTATCCGTGGTTTCTTCCTTCGTCCCCCTCAATAATTTCTTCCACAACATCACGAAGGAATCCTTCTCCTGACTCAGCCATAGCCCGAAGCTGGATAGGTGAAACGAAACTTCGCTGGATAACATAGTCAGCATCTTCGATACTGGCCGCTTCTGGAGACGGGAAGATATTCCAGAGAGAAACATGCTTAACGGTAGGAACAAGTTCTTCCTCAATTTGAGCTTCGATTTGGAGTATGTCATCTGGAGTTCGGACTGAAGTGTATACGGGATAATTCCGCTTTTGAAGTGTAATTGCCTTTGTAACGCCTGTGCCATAGAGACACATTTCGTGTATAGAGTGCTGGATCTCATCGTTGTACGTAGTCTTCCTAAGTATGTCACGGATTCGGTCCTCCATATTCTTGGCCCGAGTTAGAAGGATATCATCCAGAATGTCAGGCCTATCGGGCGGTGCCTGTATGTCTGGGGGGATAAACCTTGGTCTCTTGGTAGGCGTAATTGCAAATGGGACCTCACCATCCTCAAATAATAACGTCCCTATCTTAATCTTTGCGCTGTTTACTTTACGGCGGGTCTGGTTAACAAATATACCACGCTCGTTAGCCAACTCATTGGCTTTATTAATGTGGGACGGGTACTTGGCCCGG